CTTTGGTATCAGAAGAAATGTGGGATAGATGTCAGCAAATTTTGGCATCGAAATCAACACGGGTAATAGATGAAAATGGAAAAAAGCACAAGTATATGAGAAATACACCAAAGTCAGTCTGGACGGCAAAACTGCGGTGCAGCTGTGGCGCAGGATTTATCCAGTTCAAGTGGCGTGTAAATCGGGATGGTGCAGTAGTTCATGGATTTCAGTGTTATCGCCGTACCCGTAGGCCAAGCATCAGCTATTTGCAGGAGCATGGCTTGGACTTGGGAATTAGCTGCCAAATCAGAGCAATCTGTGAGTGGAAGCTGGACTTGATGGCAGCAAAGGTATTTGAACATCTCACCTTTGACAAGGGCAAAACAGTCAAAGAGGTCTATAAAATTTTGAACCGCTGCATGGCAGAAGAAAAGACTGTCCGCATTTCCAGAAAGGCGATGCTGGAAAACAGCATCGCCAGACAGAGGGAGCGTCTGGATAAGTACATAGACCTGTGTGCAGACGGAATCATCACAAAACAGGAATTGGCAGAGCGGCGGAAGGGATTGGATGCGCAGATTGCAGAATTGCAATCTCAATATGAGAATGTGGAACAGGAGGATGAGCGCAGTGGAACCATTGATATGAATTTAATTGCGCAGAAGTTGGATGAGTGGCAGAAGGCGTCTAGAAATGATGTTAACCGGGAGCTTATCAATAGCTGTGTGGCGCAGATCACGCCGCTGACGAATGAGGAATACCGCTGGGTACTTGATTTCCAACTGACAGAAGTGCAGAGTGGAAATAGTGCCACTTGTACGTTGGATGGCTTTATGGAGATGGCTCGTTTTACGATTTCATTTGAAGAAGCAAAGGCTTTTAAGGCTTCCCGAAATCAGGGGATTCGTAAAAATGAGTGGCATGATCTCACAGTAGCCGTGGGTATCCGCACAAAAACTTGACCGTAAAGTACTGTGTCAGCTGTGCCGGATGTGTCAGAATTTTCGAGAAACCTTTATTATATATTATCTATTCTCTTTTATCCTATCGCTTTATCTAAGAGAAAAAATAGAGTAGAAGGGATAAAAATAAAGAAATATATAGAGAGTTTCATAAAAACCTGACACATTTGACACACCCGACACAAGGCAAAGCGTATCTGAAAAAATTACAGTTATATATTATCTTTATAGAAAGACCTGTGAGCAGTTTGATTCTGTCCACAGGTCTTTACTTTTTACTTAAAAATGGAGGAAAAACAATGGCTGATGTTATGGTAAAGATTCTGATGAAGGGTGCAAAGGCAATCGGGAAAACTGCTGTAATACTCATTATTTGGATCGCCCATAAACTCGAAAACAAGTAATCACATTAAAATTTTAGGAGGTAGTAGTTATGTCTGCAAATGTTGAAACCATGTTCTCTGTCCGTGAGACCCCTTGGCATGGCCTTGGCCGCATCGTGATGGATGCCCCTGCAAGCCGTGAAGCCTTGGAGCTGGCTGGTCTGGATTGGCAGGTGGAAAGCCGCAACATCTATTCCGGCACGGGTGCTATGATCCCCGGCTATCGTGCCAATGTCCGCAGCACGGATGATGCTGTTCTGGGCGTGGTGTCTGACCGCTACCGCATTGTGCAGAACGAAGAAGCATTCCAGTTCACCGATGACCTGCTGGGTGAGGGCGTTACTTATGAGACTGCCGGTTCTTTGCAGGGCGGCAAAAAAGTCTGGATGCTGGCAAAGCTGCCGGAGAAGTATATCATCGCCGGAGATGAAGTGACCCCATATCTTGTGTTCTTCAACAGTCACGATGGCAGCTCTGGTGTAAAAGTTGCCATGACCCCGGTTCGTGTGGTCTGCCAGAACACCTTGAATCTGGCTTTGGGTACTGCAAAGCGCATCTGGACTGCTCGCCACACTGAAAATGTTCTGCTCCGGGTGCAGGACGCTCGTGAAACCTTGCAGCTTGCCAACAGCTATATGGGGGAACTGGGCAAAGGCATCCATGAGCTGACCACCATCAAGCTGTCTGACCGCAAGGTGCAGGAGTTCATCAATGAGTTCTTTCCTGTCACCGAAGATCTGACCGATGGCCAGCGGAAGAACAACCTGCGCTTGCAGGAAGACTTGAAGGCTCGCTACTACAATGCACCTGATCTGGAATGGGTTGGCAAGAACGGCTGGCGGTTCGTGAACGCTGTTTCGGATTTTGCTACCCATGCAGACCCTATCCGTAAAACTCGCAACTACAACGAAAATCTGTTCCTGCGTACCGCAGAGGGCAATCCCATGATTGACAAAGCCTACAAGATGGTGCTGTCAGCAGCATAAAGGAGGACGTATGAACGATGTGAGCAACCGGGCTGTCCGGGAGTTTTCTGAGTTCCTGAACAGCATTGAAGCCGATTTTCCAAAGCCAACTTGTACCACGGCATACGAGATCACGATGAAAAGCACCATCGTCAGTGCTTTAATTACGCTGGACACCGAAAAGCAGATGGACGAGCGTTTCTGGAACCATCTCCGGGTGCAGCGGAACATTCTGGATTTCCTGTATACCCTGTGGCTGGATGATGACCGTACCTTGGTGGATGAGTTTTCCACCATTATCAAAGACTTGGTGGAATATGATTTCTCTATCGCAGAAGAACAGCTGAAAGAGAGGTTGAACATTGCATGAAAAGACTTGTATCTACATTAAATTTATCCAAAGAGGATTGGCTCCGTTATCGCAAATGCGGTATTACCGGCACGGATGCCGGGGCTATACTTGGCCTGAATCCCTATCGCTCTGCATTTCAGGTATACCACGATAAAATCAGCGATACCATTGAAAATATCGACAACGAAGCCATGCGGCAGGGTCGTGACTTGGAGGATTATGTGGCACAGCGGTTCTCCGAAGAAACAGGGTTTAAGGTGCGTCGTGCAAATGCCATCTACCAGAGTGAGGAACATCCGCTGCTTCTGGCAGACTTTGACCGCCTGATTGTTGGGCAGAAAGCAGGATTGGAGTGCAAGACGGTTTCGCCCTTCTCTGCGGACAAGTGGGCTGATGGGAAAATCCCGGCTCATTATCTGGCGCAGGTTGACCACTACTTAGCTGTCAGCGGTTTCGACTGCTGGTATGTGGCAGCTCTGATTTTCGGCAGAGAGCTGGTGATCCACAAGATCGTGACAGATAAGCAGGTGCTTTCTGGTCTCATTGATAAGGAAGAACGTTTCTGGACGAACCATGTTGTGCCCCAGATTCCCCCTGCACCCAACGGTTGCGATTGTGACACCCAGCAGATCAACCAGCTTTATGAGGTAGACAACCGGGATAAGACCGCTGACCTGAGTGCCTTGCATGGACTTCTGGATAAGCGGCAGGAGCTTTCCGACCAAATCGAGCAGATGGAACAGGAGAAAACGGCCATCGAGCAGCAGGTCAAGCTGCAAATGCAGGATGCTGCCTATGGCACAGCACCGGGCTATAAGGTATCGTGGGTGTCCTCCGAAAGCAAGCGTGTGGATTCCCAACGCCTGCGGAAAGAGCAACCAGACATTTTCAACCAGTACAGCAAAAATGTAAGCAGCCGCAGGTTTACCATCGTTCATGCGGCATAAAACTTTGTATATGGCGGCAGGGAGTGACTTCTCTGCCGCCTTTTTTCTTGGAGGGTTATTATGGCTACGGAAAATCCATTCGTAAAATTATTCGCTATCGACTTCAAAGATCATCTGGAAGTCAAGAAGTCTGGCAATACCGAGTTAAAATATGTAAGCTGGGCGTATGCCTGGGCAGAGGTGAAAAAGCTGTATCCCGCTGCCAGCTATGAGGTCAAGAAATTCAACGGTCTGCCCTATGTTTATGACCCCATCACCGGCTTTATGGTGTATACCTCGGTCACGATTGAGGGCGTTTCGCATGAAATGTGGCTGCCTGTACTGGATGGCGCAAATAAAGCGATGAAAGCCACGCCTTATACCTACACCACCCCGAAATGGGACTACAATCCGCAGACCCGCCGCCGTGAAAAAATCGGCATGGAAGAACGTACCGTAGAAGCAGCCTCTATGTTCGATGTGAATAAAGCTATCATGCGGTGCTTAGTGAAGAACCTTGCTATGTTTGGTCTGGGCCTGTACGTTTATGCCGGAGAGGATTTGCCGGAAGATGCTGCACCGCAGCCGGAGGCAGAACCGCAAAAGCAGCCGAAGCCGAGACCCACCAGCCAAAAGCAGGAACAGCCGCCGATGCCCTGCATCTGCGCTCGCTGCAACCAGCCCATCAAGAGGGTCAAGCTGAAAGATGGCTCCATCATGCAGGCGGCAGAATTTGCAGCCACCCATGAGGGAATGTGCGCTGACTGCTACAAAGCCACCAGATTGAACGTAGCATAAGGAGATTTCAAAGTGAAAGAAGCAAAGATCAAAGTTCTTGCTCTCCTGCCGATGGAACTGCCAAAGGAAATCGAACTGGACAACACGCTCGAAGCCATGCAGAACTTTGTTGGTGGGCTGATCGAATGCATTCCGCTGACCGATACCGACTCTGAAGTCACCTTGGTCTGCAACGATGAAGGTAAGCTGCTGAACCTGACTCCCAACCGGCTGCTCTGGAATGGAGCGGATTATCTTGCTGGCCCCGGTTTCATTGCAGGAACTGATGGTGAAGGGAATTTGGCTTCGCTGCCGCCGCAGGAAATGAACTATTACGCTAAAAAATTTCATGCATTTTTGATTGCACTTTAAGGAGGCTTTTCTGTGACTTTTGATGCAACGACCCAACGCTATGAGGAAATCACCGTCTGCGACAAACCTGCGCTGTTCACCAGTGTCCGCATTAAGCGGGATTCTGTTCCTGCTGGTCTGTATGCCTACGATGTGCGGCATGATGATGACTGCCGGGGGATTCCCTGTGAGATTGCACCATTTATCATGGTCAATCACTGGGGAACGATTATTCTTGCAGAGCCGTTGGAGCTGCCCAATGACGGACGGCGGTACATTGATGAAGAGACGGACTGGAACTATGATCCGTTTGGAGGAGCAGAGAAAAATCAAAAGCCCTGCGTGACGGTGGAAGAGTTTATGAATCAGTATCTGAACCGTTGATAAGAGCGAGCCGTGTCGTTCCTTATAAAGTTTAAAAGTCATCGCAGGGGACGAACGGTGCGAACCGTTCGTCAACGGAGATAATCTTTTGAAGTTTATGAGGGATGACTAAGGCTCGCAGGAAAAAGTATTAAAATTGCCGTGGGTACAGAAAAGTATCAATCATAGTGTGATGAAGCCGATTTGTCTTAGCAAATCGGTGACGCAAAAATGACGTTCGGCATTTTTGATATAGAAAGAAGGGCTATGAGTATTTATGGTTATTGCAGAATTTCCACTGCAAAACAGAGCATTGACCGTCAGGTGCGTAATATCAGGGCTGAATACCCGACAGCTCACATTGTACAGGAAGCCTATACGGGAACTTCCATCCTTCGGCCAGAATGGAGCAAGTTGTATCGGATTCTGAAAGAGGGCGATACTGTGGTGTTCGATTCCGTCTCCCGAATGTCCAGAAACGCAGAAGAGGGATTTTCATTGTATGAGGATCTCTACCATAAGGGCATCCGGCTGATATTTCTGAAAGAGCATCACATTGATACCAAAACGTACAAAAAGGCCCTGTCCGGCAGCATTGCCATGACAGGAACCAATGTGGATTTTATCTTAAAAGGTATCAACGAGTATCTGATGGCATTGGCAAAAGAGCAAATCAAGCTGGCCTTTGAGCAGTCTGAAAAAGAAGTGGCCGATTTACACCAGCGTACTCGTGAGGGTCTTGTAACAGCAAAGCTGAATGGAAAACAGGTTGGACGTAAAAAAGGCACTGGATTTGAAACCAAGAAGTCTAAAGCGGCCAAAGAGAAAATCCGCATCCATTGTAAGGCTTTTGGTGGTACATTGGACGATGTGGAGTGCATGAAGCTGACAGGGCTTGCCCGGAATACCTATTATAAGTATAAGCGGCAGATTCGGGCTGGATTGGCTGACGAGGGAAAAACTTAAGAAGGAAAAGTTGTTATGAAGAACGAAAAATGTGTAAAAGATGAATCCCGTAGCGAATTTACAAAAGAGGAACAA